AAAGCATGAGCACACAAAGTGGTATCATGTCTTCACAAATGTCTGAAACTGCTACAGTTCTTCAAAATGCATATGCACAAATTGCTGCCGGCAATGTTGAAGCTGAAAATGTATCTGCTTTATTAAAAGCCAGCCTTACTAATAACAGTAGTGTAATTGACACAGAACTAAAGAATTTAATTACTACATTTGGTGTTTCGCCTCAGTTAGCACAAGACTTTGGTGATCTTGGAATAGCTGCACGTGGTGTAGCTGAAATGGTAAATGCAGCACGTACCGAAATGTCAGGTGGCACAACAATCGAAACAGGGTCAATACAAGAAAACCTAGGACTGTTTGAAACAACTTTAAACACTGCACAGGCATCAATACAAAATGTTTTCATTGAATCTCTCGAAGGTACTTCGCCGTTTTTAGGTAATTTAGCCGAAGGTGCAAAACTAGCAGCCGCAGAGCTTAATGAATTTGTAGATGCATTTGCTGAAGGTACATTAAATAATTATTTTAAAAACGCCGCAGGCATTGCTAACCAAGGTGGTGATGGCGATAGTCCTGGAACTATAGTCAAGAATCTAGTAAAAGAAGAAATCGGCGGTAGTGGCGGACTTTCTTTAGGTGATAAAACATTTAATGCAGAAATGGACCGATTCCTCGACGATCCTAACAGCTTCTCGCTTGAAGAAAGACAAGATTTAATAAACTCTATTAGGGACAAACAAAGAGAAGATTCAAACCTTTTTGTAGATTTTTTTGGATTTGCAGGTGGTGTACTTGGTGATGCTTTTGGCAATATTGATGCAAGAATATCAAGTGACAAAGATATAATAGAATCTATAAAAAGACTAAAAGAAGGCAGCGAGTTTGCTACAGGTGGAATTTCAACTGGTCCAGATTCTGGGTACAATGTTAAATTACACGGAACAGAAGCAGTTGTTCCGCTGCCCGACGGAAATAGTATTCCAGTTAGTCTAACTACCAGTGGAATGCGTAGCATGATTAATTCTATTATAAATCAAACCAGCAATGAACTTGGTAATAAAATTGACGAAAGTATTGGCAATTTATCTACTATGTCTGTGAATCTTGATGATAGTAAGACACTTTCGGAGATGCTTCAAGTTAACAAAAACATGCTTAATCAAATGGTAACAAACTCGCAAAAAACAGATCAAATGTTACGTGCAATGGACAGTGCTAATTTGATTTCCAGGACTACAGCCTATTCAAGAGCATGATTTTTTTAGCTTAAGATTATGTTTGGTAAATAATACATTAGGGTTCCTTAGGATAGATTCTCAAAAATGGCATATAAAAAGCACTTTAAAGTAAACACCAGCGGTACAATGAGTCCAATTAGCGGAAACAGTAGCGCACCGTCTAGCCCAGATGTTGGGTATAGAAATTGGGGCAGTACATTACCGGATGTATATACAGGGCACCCTAATCGTGTTGAGCGATATAATCAGTATGAAAGTATGGATCAAGATCCAGAAATCAATGGCGCATTAGATACCATTGCAGAGTTTGCTACCCAAGACAGTGTAGATACCGAAACTGCACTTACTGTAAATTATCATGATAAAGTAACAGATACCGAAAGCGATATTATTACTTCTCAGTTAAAACAATGGTATAATCTACAAGAATTTGACAAAAGAATGACTAAACTTTTTAGGAATGTTTGCAAATATGGCGATCAGGTTTTTATACGTGATCCTGAGACATTTAAATTGTTCTGGTCAGATATGCAAAAAGTTAGCAAAGTCGTAGTTAATGAAAGCGAAGGCAAAAAGCCTGAGCGTTACTTTATTAAAGATTTAGGACCTAATTTTAATAATCTAACAGCAACTGATAGTTCTGCAACAGATACACATCTTCGTAGTCCGCAACAAGGTGGTGTTAGTAATAGTTATAGCATGTCAAATCAATCATACACTGGGGGCAATAGATTTAGCACAGACGCTGGAGAAATTGCAATTTCTGCAGAACATATTATTCACTTTAGTTTAACTGAAGGACTAGATCCAAATTGGCCTTTTGGTGTTAGTATATTGGAAACTGTGTTTAAAACATTTAAACAAAAAGAACTACTCGAAGATGCTATTTTAATTTATCGTGTACAACGTGCTCCGGAACGTAGAGTATTCTATATTGATGTAGGTAACATGCCTAGTCACATGGCTATGCAGTTTGTTGAGCGTGTTAAAAACGAAATTCATCAAAGACGTATACCTAGCCAGACTGGTGGTGGTACAAATATCATGGATAGCACATACAATCCGTTGAGTACAAACGAAGATTACTTCTTTCCACAGACTGCCGAGGGCCGCGGATCAAAAGTTGAAACACTGCCTGGCGGTGAGAATTTAGGTCAAATTGACGATTTAAAATACTTTAATAACAAATTATTGCGTGGGTTACGTGTACCTAGTAGCTATTTGCCTAGTGGACCAGAAGACGGATCGCAAAGTTATGGTGATGGTCGTGTAACTACAGCACTTATCCAAGAATTCCGTTTTAATCAGTATCTTAAACGCATTCAACGATTAGTAGCAGCTACGCTAGATAGAGAATTTAAAACGTTTTTAGCCTGGCGAGGCTTTAGTATTGACAATAGTATTTTTGATTTACAATTATCCGAACCAATGAATTTCTCTGGTTACAGAGAAATTGAAATTGATAACAGTCGTATTGGTGCATTTACATCAATTGAAAGCACAGAATACCTAAGCAAAAGATTTATGATGAAGAAGTATCTTGGTCTTACTGATGTTGAGCTTAAAGAAAATGAAAAAATGTGGTTTGAAGAACAAGGTAATCTTGGAATTGACAGTGCATCTGGTAGTAATCTTCGTAATGTTGGTATTAGTACAGGTGATATAGGTAGCGACTTAGATTCGATCGACGACCTTGAAAGTAACGAAGCAGAACTAGATCTCGACGCAGAAAATCCCGACATTGGCGCTGAATCTGATACTGGCGATGATTTACCCGGTGCATTATAATAAATAACACTGGAGAAGCATTATGAATTTGTTTGAATTTTTTAGTTCTAAAAAAGATTTCCCTGAATCTTATCAGAATACCGAAGATGACCAAAGCCAGTTAAAGTTTACTGATACACGGAAAACAAGACTATCACTTCGTCAAATCCGGCAACTTCGCCAAATGAATGATGTGAGAGATATTGAAAAGAAAAACGAAGTAGATAGATTACAACAAATTTATGGTGCTAAAAGCGAATAAACCCATCTTTAATATTTTTTAAAAAAATATTAAAAAGTAGCATATTTAACCAAGTTAATGAAAATAAGTACACTTGGGTTTAAAAAATATCCAAAAAGGTGTAAAAATACGCCGTTTTCTCTGCATTGTTACAGTTATATGTAAATACTTCTAGTCCCATAGTGGAAAGGAGATATTTACTAATGAATAAATTTGAACAACTTGTAGAATTTATCATCAACGAAGATGAAGATAAAGCACAAGAATTATTTCACGAAATTGTAGTAGAAAAAAGTCGCAAAATTTATAACGATCTAATCAATGAGTCAGATGACCAAGTAGATGATTTTGTAGCTGACATCGAAGCCGATGAATATGGCACCGACATGCACGCCGAAGACGAAGACATGGACGATGACATGGAAAACGACGAGCAAGACGATGCTGAGCAAGACGATGCTGATGTTGAAGAAATCGAAGATCGTGTAGTTGATCTTGAAGCAGAACTTGATGCACTTAAAGCTGAGTTTGATGCAATGATGTCAGATCACGACGAAGAAGATCCTGCCGAAGAAGAAATGGAAATGGAAGAAGAATTTGCATTTGAAGATGCAAACGAAGAGATCGACGAAGATGACGAAGAGCTCGAAGAAGGCGAAGAAATTGTTCGCGAGTATACAGAAAAAGTAGCATCTCCAAAAGGCGAAAACCATGCAGCAACTAGTACTGTAGCTGGTAAAAACGACATGGGCGGCACAGCAAGTAATATTGCACAAAGCGCCGATGAAAAAGGTGGTAAAGTAGCAGCACCGAAGCAACATGATGCAGGTAATAAAAACAAGCCAGGCGCAAAGCAAGGTTTAGAAGCAGCACCAGCGCCTAAGAAAGGCGAGTAATTATGGTATCCCTAGTAGAGCATTTAAATTATGATCAAGCAGGAATTGTTACTGAGAGTAGCGAAGATGGCAAAAATCTCTACATGAAAGGGATTTGCATTCAAGGCGGGGTTAAGAACGCTAATCAGCGTGTTTATCCAGTTTCTGAAATTAACAATGCAATCAAAACCATTAACGAACAACTCACCGGGGGTAACAGTGTCCTCGGTGAAGTAGACCATCCAAGTAACCTAAGAGTTAATCTTGATCGTGTGAGTCACATGATTACAGAAATGTGGATGGATGGCCCAAATGGCTACGGTAAATTGAAAATTTTACCAACTCCAATGGGTCAACTAGTTCAAACGATGCTCGAAAGCGGCGTTAAACTAGGCGTTAGCAGTAGAGGCAGCGGAGAAGTTAACGAGTCTAGCGGCGAAGTTAAAAACTTTGAAATTGTTACTGTTGATGTTGTGGCTCAACCTTCTGCACCAAACGCATATCCAAAAGCTATTTACGAATCGCTAATGAATATGAAAGGTGGTCAAACAATGTTTG